CCGCACTCCGGACTAATTACGCCCACACGTTGGGATGTAGCCAAGTGGTAAGGCAACTGTTTTTGGTACAGTGTACCGTAGGTTCGAATCCTACCATCCCAGCCACTTCACTTTAGATGAATAACGTAAGCACCCGGCCCATCCGGTGGCGGTATTATTGCCCCCGTTTCCGCCCCAGCGTGATCGTTACCCAAGCAGGCTAATCTTGGTTCTCGACTGGAGACGGAGATGATGAGATGTAGCGCGAAGAAAATGTTGGCAAAAAAACGAAGCTTATTTGTCAGCACTTAAAAGCTGCTGAAATCCGCATTGAACGAGCTCTGCTCTAGCCTTCACACAGATATCGTCGCGGACCTCAGCATGACAGCCTCGAAGGGTCCAGCTCTCCAAGCATAGGTTTATGTTCAGAGAGGTTTAGAGCTTTGCAGAATCAAGAGAATGCCCAAAAGTGGTTCCATTGCAAACGATGGGCCCCTGAATGTTACTTTTCTTCGATGATGACAGCCTCCCTAAAATAAGACGTTCGATCTTTGCTGTCTGCGCCACAATCACATTTATCGCGCATTTTAGTGTTGGCTTACGGTTACCTACGGTGATTTTTGACCTGCCCAATGAAACTATCGTCATCGAGCCAGAGACATCGATCATGATACTTGGTGTGATATGGATCTATCTATTTGTCCGATATGCAACAAACTACTGGGCACTGCTCATACGCTTCAGGTCAGGCCTAGATCGGGAGAGCGACGTAGCTGAGACGGCAAATCACTACAAACGTGAGTTGGAAAAAATTAGGTCGGACATAGCAACAAAGCTGGACGCTACAGGCTCTATTTTTTCTCGATACGAAGCGCTTAGGGATGACCTCAACCAAAAGAACAGCATCCACAAATCCTTGCTGAAACAGCAATCAGATTTGCTCGACACCTTTGATGAATTAACTAGAAACGATCCTGATCCAGACATCTCTTTCATTAGATTCTCACCTGAACTGATGGGAACATATCAATCAGACCTGTCCATGTATCTAAATATTTACGATGAACAGAACGGGGTTTTTCGCAACATTGACTGGAGTAAAAGCGAAGTGGATGTACTTCTAAACAGGCCTGAAATCAGCAACTTCGATAGCATGTTGTCGGCAGAGGCTCGCTCTGATCGGATGCTTGGCCGCGACCAATTCGGCCTTTCGGTCATTGCGGTCATTCTAGCGAGCGCAATTGCGGGCTACAGTTTGTTACAGTTCTTCGTCACTCCACTATAGTGGATCCAGTTTTGACCTATCTTTTGCTGAACTGTTAGGAGCAACTCATGCTAGCTAGAACGGGCTTCTCCAGCAGAATTCTTATCCACCAAACCCAAATTCAGACACTCCAATCGCATTGGATAGAGCCCTGCAAAACGCCTGCGGGATAATCGCTGCGCGGAACGATGTTACCATCAGCCCGAACATCGAGAGTATATCCTTGAAAACCAAACGCACCGCCTGCACTACACCGAAATGGTAACGTTCGCGGGCATTGCGCCCAATCAGGGCCAAGCGTGCCGAGAACTGTGCTTGCGACACCACCCGCAACAATACCTTGCAATTCCACCCGACTACCTCGCCTGATAATGCGAGGTTCGCCAGCCTGCGCTTCCAGACCGATCGTGAATGCGTTTTGCAAAGGCAGGCGCGCGCACAACGCACCCTGAACGGGTTTCAGTATGAGCCTCATAATCGCTGAGATAGCAGCCTGCGCGTTCGCAATTTGACCCGCCGTGTTGTCATGAATTATATCATGCATCCAAGCTGGCGTGATCTGCGAGGTGGCAAAGGCCCCCGCCCTTGGGTAGTTAGACCCGAAGAACTCTGACGCATCCCCAAAGGCCCAGCCATTTTCCATGCACTTGTTTTTCAGGATATTCTGGTACTCGGCAAACTGATACGTTGTAATGCCCGCAGGACCGCCGCTCAGCGCAGTGTAGCCAAACATTGATTGGGCAATGAAAAACGGCTTCGCACCATCTGCGACAATCTTGTTTCCCCAAGTCTGGATGTTTGTCTCGAAATCACCCGCGCCACCGGGCCCAGCTGCAAGAAAGTCATTCACACCCAATGCAGTGCCAACTATGGCTTGCCCCGTGAAATCATAGTCATCAATTCTCGCAACAAATGATGCCAGACGATCTCCGCTGACACTGATATTAGTCGCCTCAATCCGCCCAATACCCATGTGAGTTGCAAAAATTTCAACCAGGCTCGGCGCTTCGTTGGACGACCGTGCGCCGACCCATTTGCTATCGCCCGCAAAGGTCACTTTTGTAACATCCGGTGCAGTTGCCAAAGTCCGCTCGACAAACAGTGCGCGGGCCATCTTGACCGTCGCACGAGCAGCCTGATCAGCGACCACAATTATTGAATGTGCGATACGGGACAGGCTGGCCGGAATATTGAACCGCCTATCGTTTAAGAGCACGGAGAAGCTATTCAGCTTTTTATTGATCCGAATGGCCACCCGCACACGACCATTGGTGCCCTTCAATGCCATCCCGAGATGATCCAGCGTAAACGTCTGAACCAAAGTGTTGCCATTGTAGTATTTCAGGCTTGAGGTGCTCAGGTCCAGTTGAAAGGTATCCGCAGTAACGGTCCCGCCAGCGCCGACCGCTTTTACCCCAAAATGAACCAAACCGCTTGTACCCGTGCTGTTTGACAACAAGATTTCGACCTCGGAACCCTCACAACACGCGAACTCCATACCTTGCCAATCTGCGCCAGCTGCCGTTGCATCTGACCACAAAACCGCCGGATTAGTAATTGACATGCCCGCCCCATCGACCGTTGCGGAAACGCTTGCCAGCGACGAAAACCGGATTGGTCGCGCATCTCGTGTGAGAAAGCATCTTTCCCGCTCATCCGTCACCTTGGCGGCAGTAAGAGCCAACGCGCCCGCAATCGCATCCAAAGGCGTGTAGTCATTGCGACCACGATCCGTGCGATAAGCATTAGACGTGACCGCACTTTCCTCACTGAATACCACCCGCCCGATCAGGCGAGGCTTTTCGCCAGCATCATCACTTGTGTTTGGCGAATGAATGATCACGCCTTTATCCGCGCTGATCCAGCTGCGTGCCCAGTTGTAATCGTTGCCCACATTGTAATGTGCCTCTTCCCACCCGGCGGGAAGGGCAAAGTGCAACACGCCGTTTACACCGACCTGGCTCTGGGCGGCCTGAATCACAGTGGTCTGCAATGGGTCCGAGGTTGAATAAGCCGCAGTCGGGACGATGCCATATGTCAACGTATTGATCGCCGCAGGAACTTTCTGGCCTTCAGGAGGCGGAAGGTCAGATATCTGTCTGGCGAGGTCGGCAACGGGTATCTGCGCCGTCGATCCATCTTTGTTTCCAATCAGAGTATCAACGGTCGCCTCAAGGCGAAGATTATTTGTTTTGATGCCATTTTCTGCCATTTTCCATCTCCTAGAAAATCACGACAAAAAGCGGACCAGTTACCGGGCCCGCTAAATTATCGCTGTTTTGAGGTTCAAAGTAGTAGTCCCACGAACCGGCGGAAATGCAGGTTTCAGATTCTTCGAAGACTACAAGTTCATCGACTGTGCCATCGAACGCGGAGGTCGCGTCGAGAGCAAACTCAGTATTGCCAGTGACGGCTGCGAGGCGTTCCAAGATCAACCCGTCATCTGTGACAGCCAAACCACTGACGGTGGTTCCACCAATGAGGCTTGGCGTGATGCTTCCAGCCGCATAGTCCGACATAGTGAACGCTACGCGATAGGTCGTGCCTGCTTCCAGCGTGAGAGCCTGAGACAAGAGGCCAGCGTCACCTGGCGTATGCTCTGCCTGACCACCTGCTATCGCCCAACCAGGACCTTCTGTCCAATCAGCACTGCTCGCGAACGTACCGTTTGAAATCAGGTTGAACCGGGTACCGTCGCCATCGGTATAGGAGACGGTCGAGCCCGCAGCCACAAGGAGTGGCGATCCGATGGCGTGTGTTTCACGATCAAGAGGGTTGCCCGCCGGGACACGATAGATCTGGATCTGAGACGGCGCGTCGGTTGCAGGAACAGAGATTGTGATCGCTGCATAGCCCAGCAAGCCCATCACCATTACAGCGTCAATTCCCAAAGCTGCTGGAATAGCGGGGTCTTCTGCCCCAATGGTGATGGAGGCGACGCCAGTGTAGTCTCCTGCCGTGGTCGAGGCCAAAGCCCGCGCGCGAAGCTCAACCTGATCGCTTGCTGAATAGACGTCCAAGGACGCGCCTGCTGACGCTGCTGGAATGTTGACCGTTGTCCAAGTGCTGGTCCCCTGAAGACGGTGATCGAGCTCAAACTCCGTGACCCCAGCCGTCGACCCGGTTCCGGGACGAAGAATAACTTCGAGGCCATCCGGATCCCCCGTCCCGGCGACACCGCTGGCGATCGAGACGAAGACAGGGACTGCCGGTACCGCAGCCGCCAAATCAACTTCCGCGCCCACACGGCCGTCCCATGTGGGTGGCTCTTCAGCATCTGTGAGCGTATCAATCTCGGGAGCCGCCGCGACCATAAGGACGCGCGCCTGGAAGTCTTCTGCGGCCTCTATTCCTCTGACCCGCAAGGCAAGACTTTCAGTCGCGATCGGGCCAATGTGGATAGCCTCACCAACACTTGGCAGTGGTCCGGTGCCTGTCAGCAGCAAAGCTCGGGAAGGCTCTGAGGACCCAGCAATCGCTCGCACAGTTGAGACCCCGATGACGTCTTCTGGGTCACCAAAGGTTCGGAACCGAACCCCAAAGCTCTCACCCGCCAAGACCTCCTCATCGATCTCGACCAGATTGCCGGAGATGGAGGTGACACGCGCCGCCACCAGCGTCCGGCTGAGCACGTCAAAGCTGCCCATTACCAGATCCCCACGTGTAACGACGCGGGCGCGGCCGGATTGCATGGCAGAGAAGCTGTCTGCGCGATACTGAAGCTCATACATCCGGCGGCGCGCTTCAATCCAGATTTCATCCGGATCGGTCTTGCCGGGCAGCTCAATCGCTTCAGTCAGGTTGACCGGCCCTTCGTAACCAGGCCAAGGCACAATGCGCTCGGCTTGCACATAGTCGTTGGTTTCATCGAGAAACGTGATCCGCATGCCGTCCGGTGCATCGAAGTAAGATCGGGACCATTCGAACTGGTCGCTATTGCGCGGATTGATGTGGTCGATGACCAATGTCTCTGGCCGGTCGATCACGACACCCCATTTGATGCCATCATGGCGGGGCGTCGCGCGGCCAGCAGCACAGATCGCGTTGAGCATCTCGCCCAACGCTTCCTGCGTGTCATGAACACGATCGTATTTCAGGCCCTTTGACACACACCAGTCGTGCCAATCGGCGATCTGATCCATGTCGATCTCAGCGGTCGATGCCGGATATGGGTTTTGTGGACCCGTGAGAGCTGCGAGATAGGCCGTTGCCGGTGTCCTGCCGTATCCCAGCACCCACTCATCATCGACGCGCACCTGAGCCTCCCGCTCAATCAGCGCGTTGAACGCATTGAGAGGCCCGCTCAGCTGATAGGTTGCGCGCACGCGGATCGCTGCAAAGGCAACCGGCTTATCAAGGTTGATCGGATATTCGGGGCGGATCGACTGGACAGCAGACAGAACGACCTTGTCAGATACCTGCGTACTGAGGTTGTCCTCAGAAAGACGGGTCACTTCGATCTGCCAACGGCCACGGTTTGGCAAAGCCCAGCTATGCTGACGCAGGAAACTTTCCTGCTTTGCTGCGTTGACGTTCAGTGTCACGACATCCGTCCAGACACCGACACCGTTCAGCCGAGCCCTGATCCGAACCGAGACGTTGTAGCCGTTCAAACGCCCTTTATCGTCGATTGAAAACAGCCCGCCTGGGAAGCCGAGAATGACCGAGGCCCGCGCGGCATTGGTCGAGGTGAAGCGAATGACCGGGGTCTCTATGCTGGGGCCTGGCACGACTGCACCATCCACACCGCGCGGCAAAGGTCTGACCAGTTCGGCTCCGTCGTTTTCCTGAAGTACCTGCTCCGGATAAAGTGTCAGCGGGCCGTCGCCTTCGCGGCCTTCCCGGATCTCGACATCGATGTCTTCAAAATCTTCGATCGACGTGTCACCGATCCGCAGGTCGGAGATCCGCAACGGACCGTACCCAAAGCAGAACAGCGCACGGACATACTGATCATCGCCGACCACTTCGGTGTAGGTCTGAGCCGCAAACGGCGGTGCATAGCGATGCTTGCCCACGGCGAAGGGAATGGGGGAACCAGGGCGCAGCTCGTTGCGCCATCCTTCAATCCGGTAGACATTTCGTTTCTCGAGCGCATCCGGCGTCTGGACCGGAATGAGTGCGTTGACCAGCAGTTGCCCCACGATGCTCAGACCGGCACCGACAAGTGCAATTCCGATTTTGCTGGTGACACCAAGGAAGCCAGCAACAGCGGGGGCAAAGGCTAGCGCAGCGACGGACACGACTGCCAAGAGCACGGACCGCAAAGCGTTCTTGCCAGGGATTGTCCTGATCACCACATGCGTGCCCGCAGTCGGTCTCATCTGTGACCAGTATTTCTCCTCAGCAACGGACGCGCCACGGTCATTGACCAGGATCACGCGCAACAGTCCGGATACCGGACGGGCATGCGGCAAAGCCTGCGTGACAATTTCGTCGATCGTCAGCCCAGGCATCACGTCGAGTGATACCCGCGCCATCCCGGGATCGAAGAGCGGCGCTGCCATCACGGAGACGTTTGAAGCGCTCATGAAGCCTCCTTCAAACCAGCTGTAAACCGGAATATTCCTGCGAGACGACGGTGCCAGCGGGGCGAGAGGTAGTCCTCATGCTTGGCCTGATCTTCGGTGGCCATGTGCAGCATCACGCCGGGCCGCACGTAGATCCCCACGTGGCTTTCAAGACGGCCATGCCGAAACAGCAGAATATCGAACGCCACTGGCTTTTCAACGAGTGACCAGATCGATGTTGCGGTCTCTTTGCCGATCAGGGATGCGACCTCGGCCTGCTCCTCGGCGCTAACGTACCCATCCCGATAGTCGGGCAGAGTCAGACCAAGTTCGGCCTGATAAACGACCTTGGCCAGTCCCCAGCAATCGCATCCGGTGACAGACCGGCCAAGGTCTTGGTATGGGATGCCCACATATGTGTTTGACCAGCTCATCGAAACAGCCCCGGAAAGCGGTCTTTGGTGAAGCGGTCCATGGGGACGCTTTCTTCTTCGACCGGCGCACGGCTCACCTGAAGGCTGACGGAACCCGCGTTGCCATCAGCCGCGACCATCACCATCCCGCGAAACTCCACCTCAACGAGATCCGGAGACCCTGCCAGGACAACGGCCATATGGACGGTCGGACGGTCGGTAAAAGAACGAAGCAGCGCGGCGATATCGCTGTCCACATTCTCAACCACAATGTTGGCGGCCGCCGGAGCATCTTCCAGATCGCTTGGAATATCCGTCGACGCGAGAATGAACAGAAAGGGCTCATTGGCTGGGTCACTGTCCATCCAGGTGGAGCGGGTCCCATACATCAACGGGTCAACCCAAAGCCGCTCGGTCGGATCCGTCGAAAGGCGGACAGGTGCGTCAAGCTCGGGATGCTCGATCATAATCAGCGCAATCTCGATCTCGGCCGTGGTGGGCGCGTCAAAGGCCGTGCGCGCGTTCAGGGAGACCCGTCTCATGGCATCACCGTCACGGAAAAAGCGATGACGAACCGGATGCCCCGGATGCTTTGCACCGGCGTCTCTTCACCGAAGAGGCAAAGCCACTGGGCAGAGAGCAGTATCGGAAAGCCGTCGTTGGTCAGCAAAGGGTTGCCGGAAGCGTCCAGCAGCGGCCAGCCATCGGTCATGGGATCGGGCATCCAGAAGGGCAAGCTGCCGAACTTCGTCTCATATTCATAGAACCCATCGAAGACGGCTTTGAGGCTGCGCGGCACGTCGATCGACAACGTGACCGTGCGCGCGACACTGGACCAGCGCCGACGATAGCCTGGGGGGCCTGTCTCGGTCGGCTTGCGCAGACGGGGATCGTTGATCTGGACCTGAAGGTCTTCCCGCTGGGGTCTGGGCAGGTCGATTGGCCATGTCGGAACGCTCATCTCAGCGCCCCTTTTTGCCGGAGGCCGTACCGGTTGCTCAGCACCCGCTTGGCACCGCCGCCTGACTGGGTCATCGCGTCGCCGACTGCATCTGCCAGGACAAGCTTGGTGCTGCGTCGCCCTTGACTGTCAACGCTCTCCTGACGGGTCTGTGTGATCGAGGCGCTTGAGTGGTTCTCGATGGTGATCTGCGGGCGCATGTCGATGCCACCGAACCCACCAGATGTGCCGCCAATCTGCCCGCCGTTTGCAAATCCGGGAATGTCAGCCCCGGCATTGATCATCTCCAACAGTGTCCGGTTTTTCGCCGTCGCTTTGGCATTGACCATGTATTCGCCGGGGGACCCCCAGAGCGGCACCTGATCCGACTTTCCGCCGCCGCGACCATAGACCATACCGCCGACGGCAAGCTTTTGACCTGCTGGCTTTTGACCGGGGAAAATGGCACCGAGGGCCAGATCAATCAGGCCACCGCCGCCTGAGGTCCCAAAGAGTTGAGCCAAAGGGCCTTCCCCCAACATGAGCGCCTGAAGTGCCATGTCCTGGATCTTGCCCGATAGCGTGTCCAGTACTCCGCCAAGATCGCCACCGCTGCGGCGCAGATCCTCAAAGGTGCCATAGGCGACGTCACGGTAGCTGTCCCACGCTGCCTTCTGCTCATCGACGGCGGTCTTCTCACGGTTGCGGGTCGCGATCAGTTCGCTGATCTTGGCACGCTCAGCTTCAGTTGCGCCGGCAAGTTTTTCGCGGTGGCGCAGCATCTCTTGCTGAACCGGGTCGCTCTCGCGCAAAATCGCCAGCTCGTCTTCCAGACCGCTGATCAGATCCGTGACGGCTTCGCGCTCTTTCTTGAGAGCATTGGCTGCACTGCCGCCACCGCCTCCGGAGCGCGTCTTATTGACAATGGGGTTGTTGTTCGCGTCCAGGCGGGGACCGGTATAAACGAATCGGCCGTCGGTCTTATTGGTCTCACCTCTGCGGGCGCGTACCTCAGCCATCCCGTCGCCGCGCCCACTGTAGACAGCACCGGCCTGCATGTTTTGCAGCGACAGTGCCTCGTTCAGCGCAATCCCAAGGTTTTGGGCAAGGGCTGCAGCCTGTGCAACGGCCGGGGAAATGGCTGCGGCGATATCGACCATTGAGAGAGCATTGGCCGCGTCCCAGGCGGCCATGATCTCATCTTTCATTTGGCCTGTCACATTGAGCGTGTCTAGGCTTGCCTCATAAACCCGACGCTCTTCGGCTAACCGAAGTTCAGCAACTTGTTGGCTGCTCTCACCATGAGCTGTAATCGCCTTGCGAATTTCAGCCTCGGCTTCGAGACCTGCGATCAGCTCTTGCCCTTTCGACACGGCCTCTGCTTCGGCTTCCAACCGTCGGACGTAGTCTTGCCCCGCGCTGTTGGCCATCTCTTGAATGCGCTGCAGCCGCTCTGCAGCAGCGACTGCTGAATTCCTCGCAGTGAGACCACGTTCAAGCAGCGCGATTTCACTCTCTAGCTGCGCAATAATGGTGTTGGTTGCTTTTAGGTTTCGACCACTTTCATTCTGCGCTCTCTCTTTGAACGCAGCAATTTCGGCTTCTTTCTGTGCAACTGCGTTTAAGACGCCGAGTTGAGAAGTCGTCTGCAAACCGCGGTTGAAGAGTTCGATTTCAGTACGGGCTTCTGTAGTTTCCTTTGCCAAGTTCGCAATTGCTTCGCCAAGGTCATCAGCGTTGTCTTCCGCTGAGAATGCTGACGATCCCAATTGAACGAGCGCCGCACCCGCAGCAATCGACCCGATCGTGATCAAGCTGACCGGGTTAAGCATCCCCAAAAACGCACCGCCAAGTGCCTTCACCGCACCCGCCGCGCCCATAGGGCCGATGACCTGGCTGATCTGAGTACCTTGCTGAAGCGCGAGGGTCAGAGGGTTCTGCCCTGCAGCCATCATCACCCCGATGTCGTTGAACTGCGCGACCAAGTTGCCCATTTGGCCAGCTGCCGCATTGTTTGACCGTCCCATGATCTGGGCGCTTTGACCGGTTGCCAGATACTGGGCTTCAGCCAGCGCGAGGACACGGTTCGCTTCGGCTTGCGTTGCAGCGCCGGCCGCCACTGAGCGACGGGTTTCATCAACGACAGCTTCGTACTGTCTGGAAGCGCGATAGACCGGATCGATCGACATGCGCATCGCGTCAAAGCTGGCTTTGTTCTGATCGATCGTACCGCCAAATGCTGCCGCACTTTGGCGCGCGCTGTTGTTTGCGGCTCCGTAGCCGGTCAGGCGCTCGATGCGTTGCTGGACGGCCGTGTTGGACCTCGTGACTGCCTGCTGAACCGCTTTCTCGCCGGTCGCGAAGTTGCTGTTTTCGTTCGCGGCGGATCTGGTTGATTGATCCAGCGCGGAAGTGCTCTTGCTGAGACTGTCTGTGGCCTTCTTGGTCCCGCCCAATGCGGACGTGGTCTCGGCCAGGGCTTTCTTCGCCCCCGTCGCATCCCCTCCGACATAAAGACTGGTCTTGAAACCGCTCACATCATTCTCCGAATTTCAGCCAAAGCACCTTGCTCGATGGTTCTGATGTCGCCCCACATCGCCGCGTCGACGGTGAGGCCTGCCAGCTGCAGCCCCGACTGGGCTGCCGTGTAGTCGAGACCGACGGGCATGATCCGGGCACCGACGACAACGACCCGCCATTGCGAGCAGATGGCGAAAAACGCCTCGAGTGCCTCAAGATGCCAGGGCCACAGCTCAAGCTCTTCGGTTGCGGTGTCATCTTGGTACTGCCCCAGATCAATCCCGAGCAGTGCGGCATCCGAATTCGCATCATCTTGCCGCGGGGTCTCATTGGGCGATCCTTTTGCCCATGCAGCCCCCGCGGCCTTCAGTTTCCCAACGTGCCCTTGTGCAGCCCCTTGAAATATCCGCTGACCAGACCGAGCCGGATATAGGCCTTGTCCAGTTCCTGGTTGATCTGTTCGGGTGTCGACGGGACATGGTTGTCTTCGTCATCGACCAGATTGTCGAAACTCACGACCACGGCTTTCAGAAAATCGAGCGTGCCCGAACCTGTGCTGAGGTCGAACCCGTCTGCTTCCGAGATCGGCATGGCTCGGAAAGTGGTTTTCAGCTCCGCTTCGGTAAAGCCTTCCCCATCGGGGATCTGGATCGACACATCGCGGGTGAATGTCGGGAACTGATTGATCTTGAACATTGCGGCGTTCCTTTCGAATTACGTGAGGGTGAGAGACCACTGGTCATTGCCAACCGTTGGGATCGGCACCAGGCGGAGCGGCCACTCCACGATGTTCTGGGCATTCTCGAGGCCCTGAGGGCGCTGCATCTGCGCTTTCGTGATCGCGAGGGTTGCGATGTTCCCAGGGGTCAGTCCGTGCACAAGGTTGATTGCTACGTCTGTCTGTTCGGCCGCCATCGTGAACGGGTTGAGCGTACCGAGCGGCACCGCCTCAACCTTGGTCTCGACGCTCTCTTCCTTGTCGGTGATCAGAATACCTTCCGACCCAACCAGAAAACGGGGTTCAACCGCATTTCCGAGATTGAGCATCAAGGACCGCATCACGAGCGACACACCGGCCAGCGTAAATGTCGGCGTGTTGGCCTTGGTCACAGCCAGCGGCTTTTTGAACGCCGTCAGCGTGGGGTTCACCCGTGTTTCTTCGGTCGGTTGGTTGAACAGCCCCCAGTATTCGAACTTGAGATAGGGAATGGCCGAGGTCGTGAAGTCGATCGTGCAATTGCCGCGCGCGCCGGTCAGCACGAACTGTGTGCCCTCGATCAGAAAATAGACCGACAGGCTTTCGTGATCATCACTTACGGGGTTGTAGGTGACCGACGTGTCGGCCGTGATTGTCTCAGCCACGGCGCAGCCACGCATTAGCGGTCCCCAGGCGGGCGCGGTACCGGCGGCACCGGATCCGGCGAGCTCCACGTTGAAGGTGAGCTTCGCGTGAACATCAATCGGCACCGAGCCCTGAGCGCCCAAGGTGGGGATTTCGAGATTGCGGCTTACGTCGCTGCCTTCCATTGGGGTCAGCGTGATGTCAGTGGCGAGGATCCCATTCGCCGCCGCAGTCGGTTCAGCGTCAGTGTTGTAAGTGGTTTCCAGCTTCGCCAGCAGGATTTTGGATTTCCATTTAAGGGCCATTTAAGCCTCCTTTTCCGATGTTTCTTCAGCAGGCGCTGCGGCCTCTTCGAGAGGCTCTTGAGTTACCGGACCCTCCTTGCGGGTCAGCTTGCCATTCTTGCTGCGGGTGTAGCTGCCGCCACGGGACGGAAGGGTTGGGTTTTTCATCAGAGGATCCTCAGCTGGTCTGTGATGGCAAAGTCGATCTGATAGACGACGGTGCCCTTGGAGGCGTTCAGGATGGAACCACGGGTCAGGCGAAACACGCCTATCTCATCGGACGGAGCCCATCCGGCGATGGCGTTGACGATCGCGAATATTACATCGCGCAATTCCGCCAAGGCCTTTTGGCCCGCGGGCGTGTGATTGCGGATGGTCAGGATGACCGCGACGGCCTCTTCAATCCCCTGGGTGAAGGCACCGGCGCCAGCGTCTGCCTGACGCCCGATCAAGCCCAGGGGCAGCACATGCGCTGCGGGAGTGTGTTGTGGCAACGCATTCCTCTGCATCAGATCGGCAAAATTGCCAGCGCCTTCGACGCGATGCTCAAGGATTGAAACCTCCGACGAAAGACGAGCGATGATGCTATCAATCATCAGATGAAGCCCTTCATGCTGGCTTGCGTGAGGGGACGCTCCCGATCGGTCAGCCGTGCCCCCGAGCTTCCGGTACCGGGGGCATCGGCCCCCGCGATGGGCAAGCGGACGCCACCGCCGGAAATATCCCGCAAGGTGCGCAAAGCGGCCTTGTAGTCTTCTTCAAGCGTGGGGTCCGGGCTGGCGACATGGAGGTTGTAGACCGTGATCGCGAGCGCAAGGCTTCCGATCAGTGGCGGCGTGGTCTCCATCGGTAAAGCGTAGCGGACACCGACGTAGCCATCGATCATTGCGTCTGCGTCGGCCAGCGCCTGGTCAATCACATCCGTATCGATAGCGTCAGTCGCAACATCGCCCCGGTCTGTCAGGGAGATCAGCATATGTTCGCCAAACTTTGCAGTCAGTTTTGCAAGGGATGTGTAGGACACGAGGAGCCATCCGAATTGAATGTGAGAAGACCGGCGGCGACAAACCCGCCGCCGGTCAAAGGTTGAGCGGTTGCCGCCTTACTCGACGGCGTCAGCTTTCATCAGACTGATCGCGAGCTTTGGCTCGTCGCGCAGCATCGCAGCATCTTCAACGCTGATCTCGGACGCCAGGATGCGTGTCGGTTCGGGCGTGAAGTGCCGACCCGCCCGCCAGAAACCACCTTTGGGGCCGATGACGACCACGATCAGATCTTCCTCATCCTGTGGCTGCAACGCTACCGCCAAACTGCCTACCGTCTCGGCACGTGTTTCGGTCGGAGGCGAAGGCTTTGCGTCGGACGTCAGAGCTGCAGAGAGGTCTTCAAGGTCAGTGGCATGCTCGTGTGGGGCCTTGGCGGACTTACTCTCACCCGCGACGCTTTCGGAAACGGACTGCGCGACTTCAGAGGCCTGATCCGCTGCAAGCGACAGTGGCTTGGCGGCTTCAGTCGCCTTGGTCTCACCCGCTCCATTTTCAGGCGTGGGTTGCGATGCTTCAGAGGCGTTCTCCACCACCGGAGCCGCTGCCTTTGCGGCTTCGGCTTCTTTGGTCTCGCTGGCCTTGCTGACGGTTGCTTTCTTCGAACGTGTCATCCGCTCAGCCCCTTATGCCAGCCACGGAACGATGAGCAGCTCCGCAGTGCCTTTCCAGACGTTGGTGGCACCGGCAGCGTCGCGTTCGGCATTCAGCAGCTCGAGCGCTGCCTGCTCCATCGAAGGCGGTACAACCAGCAGGTTTGGCTTGATGCCCAAGGGACGCCCATGGTCGCCCTTCATGCCCTGCAAAGCGGCGCGAGCGGCGGCGTAGCGTGTGGCGTTCAGGGTCTGCTTCGACCCCCATGCCATCTGCCAGAAACCATACCCCACGTTGTAGCGGGCATCGGTGCCGTACACGAATTCCTTGTTCATGAAGACGTTGTGGTCTTTGGGATTGTCCTTAGCCACGAACATGGGTTTTTCGCGATCCTGGAAGATCATCGGCTTCAGCGAGCGGTTGGTTGAGAGCAGGAACCACGGCGCACCGGAACCGCCATCAGTATTTGCGACC